ACTGATAGCCGCCACGCAGGGCTTTTTCTGTCATACCGCGGATTACTTCCGTGGAAAGATTGATGGAGTAATACTCATCCATCCACTCAATGATACGCTCGATCAAGGTTCCAAATGGCCCATCGATCAGTGGCTCCGTGATGCTGACCACATCAACGCCGTGCTGTTTTTTCAGCATGGATTTGTACACGATGGATTCCTCCTGATTTCTGGCAAAACGGCTGAACTTCCAGACCAGGATCACAGAGAAAGGTGGCTCATCCGTTTTGGCCATGCCGATCATCCGTTGAAACTCCGGACGTTTATCTGCCTTCCGGCCGGAAATACCGTTCTCCGTGAAGATCAGATCCGGCGAAATGAAAATATTGTGGGAGTTGGCGTAGTCCAGTAGGAGACGCTTCTGGGCATCCGGGGAGAGTTCCTCCTGTTTGTCAGTGCTCACCTGACACGGATATATAATGCGCCATAACGCATTGTATTATCCATTAAGACCACCCCCTTTCATAAGCTGAATCTGTTCCAGCGTATGAGAGGGGAGATTGATTTTATGCTTTATAAGTGGTTTCATACAATCCTCCTTTGAAAAATGGGTACAAAAATAACACCTGTACAAAATTCAAAGGATTGTGGTATAATCTTCTTGCTGAGGGAAAATTATGCAATCCTCTGGATTTGTATAGTTTTTCGTGAAAGCCGTTCTGGTGCTGGTAACACCGGGGCGGTTTTTCTTTTTATTTCAGTAATTCTGCAATATTGATGGTGAAGCCGGGATAAATTCCAACGGGAATATCATCCGTGAAGGAATAAAGATTGGAGTTTTCTTCGTTCTCAAAACAGTATGCATTCACAATTTCTTTCGCCGGGTTGACAATCCAGTATTCCCGGACACCGGCAGTGCGGTATTTGAAAAGCTTGATGCCATAATCTCTTCTTTGAGTTCCGGGAGATACGATCTCGATAATGAAGTCTGGAGCCCCGTCTACTCCCTTTTCAGTGATCTTGTTCGGGTCGCAGATGACAGAGATATCTGGTTCAACATAAGTTTTATCGTCGGCATTTAAACGAACAGCCAGCGGGGCTGGAAGGACCTCACAGGGGCCACCATTTGAATCAATATAGTTCCCGATAATCCGGGTAAATTTGGATACCAGTTTCTGATGCTTATAATTTGGCGGTGACATCATGTAAAGTTGGCCGTCGATCAGCTCCGCACGTTCTCCTTCCGGAAGAGCGTAGATATCTTCGATGGTGTAGGTACGTTCGTTGGGTAGTGGCATAAGATCAGCTCCTTTCATAAATAGTTTCATATCCCCAGACTGCATCATTGAAAATTATATGAAATAATGTTATTATAAGCATAGCTTATAACACAGGAGGAACTATGAAAAAAACATCATATAAACAGTCCAAAACCTTTTTGGGTGACGGGAAAATTTCTTATGGAACAGTTTCAGCCAGCAAAGTCAGTATTTTTGCAGAGAAATCTTTTGAAAAAAGCAATTCGTATTCACAGAAGAATCAAGTTTTGCAACCTCGAAAATAGAAGATGTAAAAGGTTCTTCTATTGATTCCCAAGATTTTGAAGTGAAATTCTTTACAAAAATTTGGTCTCCATTGATGTTGTCTGGTGATAAAGTGGCATAGACAAAATCTTGAGCCGTGGGTTTTTGCCTGGTAATTTGCAGACCACTTGAAATTCCTGTGGCATCTAATTCGATTTCTCCATTGGAATTTATTCCGGCAATTATAAAAGAACATTTCCTTGGAGCTTGCAAATTGAGTAAATTAAGTCGCTGTTTTACTTGAGAAGATGCTGTCTCTACCGTCCAAAGAAATGATTCTTCAAAAGAAGAAAGTACGCTTTCACACAAAGCTGTTTCGCCAGCGAATCCAACAATCACATTCTTATTTATTTGTTTTGTTTTATTGTAATACTCTGATGCAACACTACCATCTTGATAAGTGCTGCGTCCGTCACTGGCAATAATGGCAAAATCAGGTGTGGCAAATCCAATAACAAAACTCATATGTTCTCCTTCCTGTGTTCCTGATATTTCATTTTCTCCAGAATCATGCTATAATCTTCTTGTCGAGGGAAAATTATGCCTGATCCTCCAAGGCTGTATAGTTTTCAAAGAGGTCTCTGTTTGCAGCAGGGGCCTTTTTAATGTCATGTTTTGGCAGAAGCAATTAGATTTTCTAGTTTTTCTCTGTCCCACAAAATCACTTTATTTGTAGTGGCCAATTCTTTAGCACTTTTTGTAAAATGGCGATTAGTCAAAACAACGGCTACATGGCATCCATAATAAGTTTTTCCAGCAAACGCTTCTTGAACAGCTTTGTTTCCAATATCAGATGAGTAACATTTACACTGGATTCCGTATTGTATGCCATCTTTTTGAGCGAGTATATCAATCCCTTGATCTCCGCTGTCTTTAGTGATTTCCACATTATGAAAATTATTTTTGCGTAATAAATCAGCGCAATACCGTTCAAATTCGACGCCGTCCATATCATCAAAATTAGAATATTTCTTATCTGGCGAATGAACGTCCATTAAAATATCCAAAAATTGAGAGACACTTTTCGTTTCAAAAAGTTTTTGATTCACGCCGAGAGACAAAGATTTATATTCCATTTTTGAAAAAACAATAAAACAAATCCCCATTCTCATTGAATTTAGAAGTAATTCTGTGAAATGCGAAAAGGATTCTGTGTTCAGTCCAAATATTTCGCTTACAATAATTGTCACAATAGGTAAACGAGAATTTGTTGCAACTTTGGTATTGTAAGAGAAAATATCTCTTGCATATAAAGGCAAAAATTTTTCTATGCGTCCTTGCATTTCAGCATAAGCCCAATCTACCACATTTTGGATTTTTGTGTCATCAGTTACAATAGGGATAAACAGATGTGGAAGGAGATGATATTGTAAAAAATCAACTCCTGTTCGATCAATCATTATAAGTTTGAGTTTATCACATGAATTGAACTTGATTAAGGTATTTATAACGGCAGTTTTATCACTATCAGTGACACAAGGAATTATTGAATTTTGTAAATTAAATAGTGACTCACCATTTTTTGAGTAATCGGTTTTGTCATTTATTATGTACTCTACCTCTATTTTGGACATTAGAGGATCAGGAGATTCATTCTTAATAATTTCATCAATGATTGATTGTGCAGGAGGAATATTTTCACTTTCGATATAGTCTATATGGTCTAACTGTTCAAAAAACTCCTCTTCTGTCATTAAAATAGTACGAGGCCTCGTGTCATTTTCCGGACCAACCAATCCAATTTCTGCAAGCTGATCCATGATATGTGCGGCCCGGTTGAACCCTATTTTGAATTTGCGTTGTATTGAACCAATAGACGCTTTGTTATCTTTGACAATCAAACATCCTGCTTTAACAAGAAGAGAATCTGCATCCACAATAGAAATATGCTTAGGTATTTTAGGCTTTATATCAATTTTGGGTATGGTTGATGTTTCTTGAACTATAGGGCTTATAGGGTATGTTGTTGGATCCAATGAAGTCTCGTCAATATTTATTTGGGGCTCGGGCAATTCTTTTTCAGCGACGGGTGAAGTCAAAACAGCCTTTTGGGGTATTTGCTGCGGAACTTCAGGTTCTTCTTCGGCAATGGTGTTTTCCTCTCCAGTCTTTAATGACAAATTTTTTTCTGGTTCATCGACCACATCATCAGCCGAGTCTATTTGGTCGAGTTCATCCAGATCATTATGTGGGGAGGATTCTTTAAATCCTCTTATCCGAAGTATTATCCTATTTACCGCTTTTTCGATGATACAATATATAAAATATATGATCACCAGTATAATTATAAAAGGAATAAAGGCGGAAAAGTCGTTAGTGGTCCACCCACCAAGCAGCATTAAAAATACTATAAATAAAATTGCAATTTTTATCAGTATTGAGAAAAATTTAAATATGTTTTTAATCATATTTCATCCTTTCCATCAATGTTTAACTTTATTTGTTTTGATAAAAATTCCAATTCCAAGATATATAAATGAAAAAATCATAATAAATAGAGACCATGCAAGAATATCCTTATAGGCAGTATTTAATGCAGCTCCTATATAGGCCGCACCTAAACAGATCGCCATACATATAAGTGGACCCCATTCACTATCGATTTCACGGATACAAATTGCCAAGACTCCGGTAAAAATAAGAAGAACGGCCATAATAATTCCGGCTATCCCGCCTAAATCAGATGATTGAGCAATGGCAGATAATCTTGAAACTAAGGTGGATTGATTGAGGCATAAGATAGCTATAACTATAGACATAACTCCTGTTATAGTCATGGCAATTGGAGCGGAGCTCTTTTTGGGTTGGTATCCGCAATTTGGACACGCTTTTGCTTTATCGGAATATTCTTTTCCGCATTCAGGGCATTTGATTAAAGCCATTTCTGTTTCCTTCTTTTTTAAACGTAAAATCATAACGATCATACTTTCAATCGTAATTCAATAAGATCACCTACTTCTTATATTTCTCGACAGAGTTCTTCTTTGCGAGGGGTGATTATTGCATTGCCTCCGGTGGTGCATATATGATTCACAGGAACGCTCTCTGTTTGTGACAGGGGGCGTTTTCTGTTATTGTCGGCGTTTAATATGTATTGCAATTCCTAAGTATATAAATGAACAAAGAAAAACGAGTGTTGCCCAAAAATACACATCTTTGTAGTTGGTTTCTAAAACAGCTCCGATGTACGAAGCAAATAGGCATATACCCATACACACTGCTGGCGGCCATTCAGAGTCTATTTTCCGTAAGCAAATAGCCAAAATGCCGGAAAAAATAAAGAATACCGCCATTAAAATCCCAGCCATTCCACCGTAATCTTTCGTACCTGCAATATTGGACAGCCTGAAAACGGTGATAGATTGATTGAGACACAATACAGCTAAGACAATAGACATTGCCCCAGTTATCAACATTGCCATCTGTGAAAAATCCATTCTTTTTCTATATCCGCAGTTCGGACAAGATGCCGCAGTGTCGGAGTACATTTTTCCGCACTCAGGGCATTTGATTAAAGCCATTTTTGTTTCCTTCTTTCTTAAACGTAAAATACATATCGATCATACTTTCAATCGTAGTTCAATCAGTTTCTTGTAATACCCCGTGATTCTCGCCACCTGCTCGATGGTATATCCGGATTCAATATAGTCATTCAGAATTTCATCCGGCAGTAGCAGTTCCATAGCAAATTTGTTTGCTTCGGATTCATACCCCGCGGTGTTGAATTGGGTTCTTGTGTCCATAAAAATAGCATTGGCATTTTTATGTAGAAACATATGCCCCAGCTCGTGAGCAAGCACAAAACGGCGTTCATTTTCAGAGAGCCTATCATCTAAATAAATTAGGTTGTTCCTCTGGAAATACTGGTAAAAGCCACGAACACCTTCCAACGGGTAATTGACAAGAATAACGTTCATTCCTTTTATCATTTCAAATGGATCTCTGGTCTTATAAAAACGTACCAGCTTATTTACTTTCGCCCTGATATCCATAGGCATCAGTCCTTTTTATACTTCTTGGGAGTGTATTTCTCCTTATTCTTTTTCTTGGCAAGTTCCATACCAATCTGCATGGCAGATAGTATAGATTCAATAGCTTCTGGACTGGCAGGATCCCCGTCAAACATTAACCCTTCCTGGGAGAGAAGTTGCTGTTTGGTCTGATCGAGAATCTTGGAAATATCTTTTTCATCTTTAGGTGTCAAAAACTGTTCTCGGCCTAAGAGGTAATCCATAGAAACATTAAAATAGTCAGCAATTTTTTGCAATTTTTCAGTATTAGGGGATGAATTACGCCAACGGCTTATCGTACCATTTCCCAATCCCAATTCTTGCTCTAACTGTGGTAAACTCAAATCTCTTTGCCGAGCCAAGGCTCTGATTTTATCTACTAGCGTCAATAGTATAAAACTCCTTTCAATAACATGAAAAAAATCATGTAAAATCTATTGACAACTAGAAAATAATCATGTAATATATGTGTGTAAACAAAATTCACATGAAAAAAATCTATAGATAAAAATTTTGCAGAATTCTTATCTACGGGCCACATGAATATTTTCAGCTATCACTATGCCTATATAATAGATTATTTTCATGAAAAAGTCAATATGATTATGAAAAAAATCATGCAATGGAGGTGATAACTTGATTTACGAAAAGGTGAAGGAACTTTGTAAAAAAAAGAAGGTTTCTATTTATCGTGTTGAGAAGGATTTGGGATTTTCTGCAAGTTCAATTGTTAAATGGAAAAATGCAATCCCCGCTGCCGATAAGCTGAAGGCAGTAGCCGACTACTTCAACGTGCCGATCGAGTATTTCTTGGAAGAGAAGAGGTGAGGAAATGAGAGCACTTTACCTGATTGTCAGAGAGTTGCAGGCTATACAAAAAGAGCTCCAAGCCATTAGAAAAGACTTGAAGCTCTATGAGAAAAAACACTCTGTCTCAACAGCTGATGTAATCGACGAAATCAACTGCGAGACAAAAGAAAAAGGGACTTCCCCATTATTGCTCTAACCACTCATGGTATTTTCTGAGAAGTTCCAAAGTCATTTTATAACTGATTTCCGGTATGGCATCAGTTATAGAGCATGGCTGACGGTTTTCCATGATTTTCTTTCGAATTGCTTCATAATCATCACTGGAAAGCTGAGAGGTAAATTCGTCAAAAGATTTCATGCAATAATCTCCTTTCTTCTGTACTCGGCTCTGGCGGGAGCCTGTAAGAACAGTATAGGAGAAACAAAAAGAGAAAGCAATAGCAGGAAGTGAGAAGAAAGAGGTGAGAAAATGACATTTCAGAGCGTACAGCTGAATAATGGAAAAATTTTAGAAGGTGAAAAAATCGGAGAACTTGTTGTAAGTATCATAAACAAATTCTCCGAAGCCGGACTGTCATATGACGAAGCGAAAATAGTTTTGGATGAGCTGAAAAGTGTTTTAGGAGAATTTAGTTTTCTTCAAAGAATATATTAAGGAGCAGAAAAATGGAAGACAAGCAACCTTATTTATCCTATGTGGCGCTGGTTGTTTCAATTATTGCTTTAGCAGTGCGGTGCTTAAATTTATAAGAAGGATGGACAAAAATGAAAAAGAAAAAAGAAAAGAAAATTACCATCATCTCCACAGATCACATATTGACCCGGAAAGAAATCAAAAATTTTGAGAAAGACAATCCGGGGTATCGGCTGAGTTTTGAGCTGAGGCATCCAGACCTCCCACTGTACCTTTCAATAGGAAGTCTGATAGCTTCAATCGTAGCTTTCGTGCTGCCTATAATCCGTATAATTTGGTGAAAAAAGCCTGAAAAAACAAAAGTAACCCGATGCAAAGAAAGGAGCCGAATATTTCAATGTGTCGGTCGAACATTTCCGGAAGAGAAGAGGTGAGGAAAGTGCTTTACATTTCAGAACGAATCGTAAATATCAGCGAATTGGAAAAGCAAATCCAAAATGCAAAACTGTATTTCGATATTCTCAAAAAAGAATTAAAGAATACCGCACCATCAGAGACAATCGATGGCGCAGTATATCAGATTGATCAGAGCTTAAAAGCCGCTGTGGAGTTTGATTTTCTCTTGGAACAGAGGAAATGTGAGATTACAAATTTTTCCGAGTATCCCAAAGAGTAGGAAAATCTTTTAAAAGATCACAATTAGAGAGAATACATCTAAGATATTTGTACTTTTCACATTGTCCATCTTTGGGTAACTGAGAGTTTTCAACAATAGGACATGTGGCATAAACAAACTTAACTTCATACTCGTTTTGAGGGTTTTCAGTGAAACGGTATTTAGCTGAGAGTACGACTGGCTCGTTATATTGTGGGCATATTACACACTTACTGATGATTGTAGAGTAACTACTCAATACATAATCTCCTTTCTTTCATACTCGGCTCTGGCGGGAGCCTGTAAGGACAGTATAGGAGAAGCAAAAAGAGAAAGCAATAGCAGGAAACGGAGAGAAAGGGGTGAAGAAATGTCAATCACATATAATGAAATCCTTAATAATATAAAATACCTCATCAAGAAAAAAGGAATGAAGCAGTGCGCCGTAGCAGAGAAAACTAATCTTTCTGTTAAGGCATTTAGCGATATCATGCACGGAAGGAAAATACTTAAAGTAGAATATATCCCCCGTTTTGCAATGGCACTTGATGTGAGTATAGAAGAATTATTTAAGGAGAACTGCTCTGTCTCTATTGTAAAAAAAGGACAGAAACAGAGCAGAATCGTACAGAATGCAAGTCGCATTACTGCGGTTTTCGAGGGAACCAAGTGTCAGCAGAGTTCTGCTCAAGGATCCAGTTACTTCTGAGAATTATTCGGTCAGAATACTGTTCAGACTCAATAATGAAGCCATTAGGATATGTTGAACGATAATGCATGCATTCTGGAGTCTGAGACAAGATTTCTTTCTTCACTTGAGAGAAATCATCACAAAATCCAACTGTATTGATGGAAAGAGATGAAAAGTTCTCTGAAACAATATATTCAAACATGGGATGCCTCCTTTCTTAAAAATGTACAACGCGCTGTGGCCCCTATAGTACCGCTAAAATCTTTAAATGTCAACATGAAAATTACTATATATAGTGATTTAAACTTTTTAAAAATACAATATATAGAGTGAAACGTGGTGGATAAACGCAGTACGAAGTAAAACGAAGTAATAAATAGTAACCGGTAATCTGTAAAGCACATACCTTAAACCAGGAGGTGAGAATCACGAAAAAGCCTACGATTATAAGTAATCTGAAAATCAATGGCGAATGGGTCCGGCAGGAGAATGTTCCGCCAGAAGTAGTGCACAGGATGGTAGAAGAGGTTATGATCCGAGCCGGAGGGAACATTGGCTTTGATGTAACGCCAACCACAAAAGTAAAAACCGCCTGAGGGCGGAGTAGGGAGGACAAGCATGGAAAATATGATGAGAAATGCCGTGACAACACTTGTATCGGTCACGGCAGCAGCCTTGGCATCGACGCAGGGAGATGCAAGTGCAGGGTACCGGGTAGCTGGGACGGTTCTGCTGTTCGTCTTTTTGAAATTGCTGGCTCTGGATACATGGGATTACATCCGGTATCTGGTCAGAGTAAGGAGGCAGGAGCATGACAGATAAAGAAGCAGAATGCAGGATTCGCGAACTTGGCGAACGATCAAGAACCCTGGATGCCTTGGATCCGGAGTGCAAGAGCGTGTATGAGGAAATAATCGCTCTCATCCCGCGAGTGCAGGAAGCTGTCGGGAGGTGGCTGGATGATCTGGGCTGAATTTGTCCGGGATGCGACACCGGAAGAAATGAAAAATGCCCCTGGAGCGGCAACTCCAAAGGGGCACATAGCAATAAATATTCAATTACATTCTGACACGAACAAGGAGGAAAGTCAAGATGACATTAAGAGAATTAACAGGACAGTATAGCGTTTTATTTGAAATGGCAGAGGAAGGGAACATTGATCCGCAGGTCATGAAAGATACACTGGAGTGCGTAGATTATGAGTTTGAGCAGAAAGCGGAGGCTTATGCGGCCATCATGGACACACTGGCCGGACAGGTTGACACGATTGATAAAGAGATCACACGTCTGACTGAGATGAAAAGAACGAAAAAGAACAACATTGATTACATGAAGAAAGCCCTGCAGCGTGCGATGATAACGGCAGACAAAAAGAAGTTTAAGACAGACTTTCACAGTTTTTCTATCAGAAAGAATGCACCATCCCTGGACAACGTGGACTCCCTGGCAGTTCCGGAAGAGTTCCTGGTCATTTCAAAAACGGTAGACCGGGTGGCACTGCTGAAAGCAGTAAAAGAAGATCCAGAGAAATTCGTTGGGATTGCTTCTCTCAAGCAGACGGAAAGCCTGGTGATTAAATGAAGCCTTTGAAGTTCCGGAAACTCCGGGCAGATGAAGTAGAGTGTAGGATTTCCGTAGTAAAAGGCAATAAAATATCGCTCCTGCTCTATAAGGATGCCCGGTGCGACATGAACATACTGGATGAGGTTGTGGGGCCGATGAACTGGCAGAGGTTCCACAGCCGGGATAATGCGAACTGTACCGTTTCCATCTGGGATGATGACCGGAAGATCTGGGTATCAAAGGAAGATACCGGAAAAGAAAGTTATACGGAGAAGGAAAAGGGACTGGCTTCTGATTCCTTTAAACGAGCTTGCTTTAACTGGGGAATCGGACGGGAATTGTATACTGCGCCATTTATCTGGATTTATCCGGATCCCAACCAAAAAATATGTGAGATAAAGCCGGCTGGTAATGGAAAGTATATCTGCTATGACCGTTTTGAAGTCTCCGAACTTGATTATGATGAAAATGGACGAATCAGTCTGTTGGTCATTAAGAATGCAAAATCAGGTATGATTGCATATCAGTTTTCTGGACCAGAGGAGGAAAAGCAGGAAGACTCTCCAAAACAGCCCAAGCCCCAGGAACAGACCGCTGACCGATTGATAAACAAGAAAGAGCAGCAGCACCTTTTGGCAGAAGCGAAAAGAACGGGAATGAACCTGGATAGAGCACTGAAGCAGAAGAATATCAGCAGCATTGAAGCTGTCCCGTTAAGCCTGTATAAAAGATGGATCAGCTACTTGAAACAGCGGCAGAGCCTTCCAGAGCCCGCACCGTCGGACATGAAACAGGAGATACCGGACAGTGTTGACAGCGAGCTTCCCTGGAATTAAGGAGGCGGATGGACATGCATACGTTGGTGAATATCCAAAAGTATAAAGAGGGCCCGGAGGGAACCACACTGGTGATTGACCTTCCAAAGCTCCAGATCGGGGAGCTTCTGGTCAGAAAAAAGATCAGAAGCGGGGAACTCCGGATAGATGATGGCCGGTACATATCAATTGAGCAGAGAAAGAAAGCCTATGCGACAATCCGGGACATTTCCGACTATACCGGTTACCTCCCGGAGGTTCAGAAAGAATGGCTGAAATATCTGCATATCGCCAAGACAGGCTGCGAGTATTTTTCACTTTCTGACTGTTCCATGGACACGGCCAGGGAGTTCATCAATACCATTCTGGAATATGCCCTGGAAAACGGCGTTCCCCTTTCTGATTACGCAGCGAACCGGACGGATGATATCGGGAAGTACCTGTATTTCTGTCTGATGAAAAGAAAGTGCTGCGTGTGTGGGAAGCCAGGAGAGATACATCACGTTGATGCGATCGGGATGGGAAGGGACCGGCGGACGGTTGATGACGGTGATCTGAGAAAGATGTGCCTGTGCCGATACCATCACACGATAGCCCACCAGCGGGGCATGAAGGAATTTGAGGAAATGTACAAGGTCTACGGCATCAAAGTGCCGGATGAAGACCTCCAGGTGAGCCAGCAGACAAATGCATCTGAATAATATATCACACACAAAAGCCCCTCAAGCTGGCCGGGGGGCGGGAAGGAGTGACAGGATGACAGCAGCAGACATGGCACAGACCATTTTTGACAGGATCACCAGCGGAGCTGGAAATGCCGTAGGGCGGCCCAGTGTGATCGATAAGAACAATTCAACAATAGACAGAGCCCTTCGGGAGCTGGTCGAAAAAGCAAACCGGAACGGGGACTGCATCATCAACGCCGGAGACGGCTATTTCCGGCCGATCCCCGGGAGTGTGGTGGATGAGTATTACTTTCATGAATACATGGCGAAAGAAAAATCCCGGGTGAAGGAGCTGGAGAAGAAGATCAGCACAATGGAGACCACGTATGAGATGTGGAAGAAAGAGGCTATGAGTGAAGAGGAAAGGTTATGGCGAAAAGATATTACTGGTTGAAGCTCCCTGACGGATTTTTTCGCCAGAAAGCTATCAAAAAGCTTAGAAAAATTGCTGGAGGTGATACCTACACTATTATTTATCTGAAAATGCTTCTTGCGGCAATGAAACAGGATGGGAAGCTTTACTTTGAAGGTGTTGAGGATACGTTCTATGAAGAGCTGGCTCTTGATCTGGATGAAGAAGCTGAAAATGTGCGGGTAACGGTGATGTTTTTGATCCAACAGAATCTTATGCAGCTGGTTGATGAAACGGAATATTCATTGACGGAATGTTCAAAAATGACTGGTTCAGAGAGTACAGGTGCTGAGAGGATGAGGAGGCTTAGAGATAAAAAAACGTCACAATGTGACACTGATGTGACAGGACAGTTACACATAGGTGACGTAGAGATAGAGAAAGAGATAGAGATAGATAAAGAGAAAGATAATAAATACATCTGCCCGGAGATGAACTCCGGACAGCCGCAGCCGAAGGTGGAGACAGGGCCAGCTGCGGAGAGCAGGACGAAGGTGGAGATAGGGCCATCCTGTTCACAGGCTGAGCTGAAGGTGGAGATAGGGCCGGCTCAGGCGGATGTGTTTATAAAACTTCCCATGAACGACGGGACTGATTATCTGGTGACTAAGGATTATGTCCAGAAGCTGAAGGAATTGTATCCCGCAGTTGATGTGGAACAGGAACTTCGCAATATGTGGGGATGGTTGGATTCCAACCCAAAGAACCGCAAGACCCCGAAAGGGATGAAAAGGTTTATTACGGGCTGGATAGCAAGGGAGCAGGACAGAGCTCCCCGTGTGGGCAGTAAACAGAACAAGGCAGCCCAGAACCGCTTTAATAATTTTGACCAGCGTGAGTATGACTTTGAAAAGCTGGAGAAAGACCTGCTGCAGGTGTGATGTAGCGGACCGGGAGGAGGAAGGAAGATGAAAACAGTATTGAATAAGCAGCAGATCAGAGAGATCTGTCGAGCGTATGAGAATGGAGAAGTGAAAAGAACCATTTACGAAAGATACAGCATTTCCCAGAAGCGTTTGGAGGAAATCTTGAAAGAGAGAAAAGCGGTGAGAAAGGTTCCTGTGAAACCCAAAGGCCGTGTTTCTCAGAATACGAAGAACAAGCACAGTCTGTATAACATGTGTAAAAAATGGGATGTCACAAGAATGATACTTCTGGGAATTATTCCAGTAAGGATGGGACAACGGTTTCTGAATGGATTCCAGGATGCAAACAGCGTCCTCAAATGGCTGGAGAAAGAACGGGGAATTTTTTGGGTATCGCCGGTATTGAAAGAAAAATCATGAAGAAAGGGTGAGTGGTATGTATTTCTTAGACGATGAAGAATTTTACACAAACAAGTATGCAGAAGAAATCCAGGCTTTAGAAGAGGCCGTTAGAAACTCTGTAAGAAGAGAGATTCTTGACGAAATGAATCGTTTGAAACGTGAGAATGAAGAACTTCAGGATGTCAAGGAACATTTTGACGAAGTAAAAGCAGACTATGCGCGGAAGAAAGAAGAATATGATAGAGCTATTTTCCGTGCTGATTATGACGCGAGAAACAATAAGTTGGAAAAAATCCTTGCTGATCACAGAATAATCAAATGGAAAATCAATCGTGCTTTAGCGTATGGTCCAAAATGCGACAAATGTAATGAATCCAGAAATATCAAAGTTACGCTTCCTTCTGGTAGAGTAATTGAGGATAGCTGTCAATGCCGGACAGAAAGTGAATATTGTTACTATCCAACGCCCTATGCACTGCACGAACTTTCAGACAATTATGGAATTAGAGCATTTTACCAAGAATGTGGCTCAGATGGCAAAAAATATTATGTATTGAATGATAGTTTATCAATATGGGATTACAATAGCGTAGTGACGGCAAATCTGATTCAGATGAATAATCATTGCGACGGGAAAGATATTTGTCAGCCATTACCAACCATTACAGCTGGCGACGGTCATTTTGGAGAAGTTCGGACATTTTTAATCAAATATTATGGAGCGGGCACAGGGCAGGCTGTAAAAGAACCTCTCGATACAATAACAGCTCAAGACCGTTTCGGCCTGGTGAGAATTGACGGGACGGAATATCAGATTGCAGATATAGGGCTGAGAATGTTGGAACCGAGCGAGTTGTACGGATGCCAGGGATTCCCGAATGATTATATAATCGATCATGATTATACCGGAAGAGCATATCCAAGAAGTGAACAGGTAAAAAGATGTGGAAATGCAGTATGCCCACCAATTCCGGCGGCACTGGTCAGAGAAAATCTTCCGGAACTGTGCGTTGCAGAAAGAAATCCAATATGCAGCGCGAAAAGAATGAGTGTAGAAGAAAATGGACAGTACAAGTTTGCATGAGGTGAGAAAAAATGGCTGAGAAATACAAAACCTGCCAGCACAGCACCGGGAATGTTGGCGAACTGATCGTATATGTGCGGCCCGGGTGCCCGAGACTGTCAATTATCAACGGGGTAATGTGCAGTAGCAAGGTGAGATGTAAGGAATGCAAGAGCTGGAAGGAGAGAAGAAAATGAGTGAAATTAAGACAACCATCCGGGGCTTAGCCACAGGAGACAAGGTAATGCTGCAGTTACCTGATGTCAAAGGATTGACGGATACGGAACGGGAGAACAGAGTTTTTGTAGAAGCTACCGTGATAGCGATTTACCCACACTGCATCCAGTTTGAAACGATATTTGACTACATGATCACGCCATGTTTTCACAAGGCAGAAGAGATGATAACGGGCGTGGAGCATCACGGGAAGTGCCCGTGGAATGAAGCGATGACAGAGGCTGGGTAAAAATGGAGAGATTAACAACAAGAATCAATGGCAGAGCGTATTGCTCACGATATTTTGATCCACCACGCTGTAACGGAAAGAGATGTGGACATTGTGGCATCAATAAAGAAATTCTTGAAAGATTGGCGGCGTATGAAGAAACAGGGATGATTCCGGAGCAGGAAAATAGAGTACGGAAGGCATATGAATATGGCCGACAGACAGGGAGAAATGAGACAATCGAAGAAATGGAGTTACATATGCGAAGCTGGCAGATGAGAAAGGAAGGTGAGACCGATGGGAAAAATAAAAATCACAAGAAAACTCCTGGATGAGTACCGGAAAATGTTGAAAAGAGATATACCTCTCTTAGAATGTGAGCTGGGAGAAATGTGGATGACAGAAAAGGGCCTGGGAAATTCCGTGATCTTGAATGGGAAGAACGGAACCAAGAAACCGGAAACGATAGTAGGATTTGATCAGGAACGGTACAATCGAAGAAAGCAGGCATTGCAGAACAAAAAAGAAAAGGCCCAGGCAGTAAAAAAGTGGATTGAAGATATTGAGGATGTTTGCACCCGGAATGTATTCAGAGCATATTATACGGAGGGGATGAACTGGGATCAGGTTGCTATGAAAGTAGAGTATGCGGGGAACCCGGACTATGTGCGATTGCATATTCGTGACAAGTATTTAAAAGAACAGAAGATTTCATGAAAAAGGTCGTTTTTGTCGTAAAGGTCGATGTAGAATAAAAATGAAGCCAAAGGCCCACCGGGGCGGCGGCTTTGATTGCGGATTGCCATGAACCGTGATTCTTCAAAAACTAAATATCCATCAGTCCAAGTGCGCGGCCTGGTGGACTTCGGAACATAGCTCAGTTGGTAGAGCAACTTTCATACAGCGAGTCGGGGGTTCGAGTCCTTCTGTTCCGATCAGCAAGGCAAGGGAGCGGCTTTGCTGGACTCCTAAAAGTTTTCATCTTTCTTTCCTTTCGTAAAGGTAATTGGTAACGGCACGATGGCCGCCGTGGGAGTGATCCTCAAGTGTCATCACAACGGAACGCTTCTCCGAGCGGGAGGGAACATAAGCCGCTGTAAAGTGAGCCGCCGGTTCGAATCCGG